CAAGGCAGGCGGGGGCATCAAGGCAGGCGGTGGCATCGAGGCGGGCTGGGGCATCGAGGCGGGCGGGGGCATCGAGGCGGGCCATGGCATCAAGGCAGGCGGGGGCATCAAGGCAGGCGGTGGCATCAAGGCGGGCTGGGGCATCGAGGCGGGCCATGGCATCAAGGCAGGCGGTGGCATCGAGGCGGGCTGGGGCATCGAGGCGGGCTGGGGCATCGAGGCGGGCTGGGGCATCGAGGCGGGCTTAACAGTGAAATGCAAAACCTCCCTCTCATTCAAATTCCGTCTTTTCGCTGGAATCGCCACATGGAAGAAAACGGAGCCAGAAGAACAGATTGTTGAATGTGAAAAGATTGACGGTGAAATCGGATATGGAACTTTGAGGCTATTAGATAAGTCCATCGCCCAGCGCGATTAGGGGGAGTATGAAAACAATCCTTCACCTTTGTGCCGACATTGGCAGCGACTCCCAGCCTTATCGGGATGCTGGTTATGAGGTGATTTGCGTCGGCAAAGATATTGGGGTGGAGAATTACCATCCGCCGAAAGGTGTCCATGGGATTATTGCCAATCCGCCATGCACACATTTTTCTATTGCACGAACTGTTGCGGCAACTCCGCGAGATTTAAGAGAAGGTATGCGTTTGGTTAAGGAAGTTCAGCGAATCATTTGGGAGTGTCAGTACGATCTTGTTCCTGGAACAAGAAAAAGCAACCTAAAATTTTGGGCTATCGAGAATCCGGCAACCGGGATGCTTCGTTATTTTCTGGGGAATCCCACTTATCAATATTGCCCCAGTGAATTTGGTGCCGATTACACAAAGAGAACTGCGCTATGGGGATTTTTCAAGCCCCCCCCCCCAAAGCCATTCTTCCTGATGAATCCATTGAGGAAACGATCATTGGTAGGAAGTGAAGTTACCTCATATTTAAATTATCCAAAAGGAAAGGAAGGCCGGGAGATGATGATGCATGATAGGTCGAAGTGTTTTGAGCCATTTGCTCGAGCATTCTTCGAGGCAAATCCGTGAGTCTTGAAAACATGGAAGCATGGAAATCAACGCAAGATGGCAGGGCAGAAGTTATTTTTCTGATTGATTTTTATAGTCGGAGAAAGTGGAATTATTTAACGGCCCTTGAATTCGTTGTCAGGAAATTAAACGGAAGTCTCTCAAATAAATGCCCACGATTCTGTTGTTCTGATCGTGGAAGACCAAGAAAAAAAGGAACCCATGGAAAAGGATAAGACCGACCGCCACGAAGTCAGAGCGAAAGAAATATGTTGCTTGGTTCATGGCCGCAAAGACCATGTTTGCGAATTATCCGATCAGATCGTCGAAGCATTAAGAAAAGAAAGGGAAGAGGCGCAACGGGAAATAATAGAAGCCAAGGAAATTACTGGTTTGCAGTATTGGCTGAACACAATATTGTTTCTTTGGGAAGATGGCGCATCAAAAGCAGATCATCCCAATGACATAGAAAAAGCGCACGAAGTTTGTCTCGGTTATTTTGAATTTGCCGCAAAAATATACGGGAAAAAACATGTTGGAAATGGAATGTACGTTGATTTTACTGAAGAAGAAATCCGCCGCTTGAAGGAGAATTCCAAATGAATTATTGCGCCAAGTGCATGAGACTTTGCGAAAAGAAATGGGGCGTCTGGATTTGTATTGGATGCAATGAAGAATGTAAGAACTGCATTTGTAAGAGGGCCGAATGAGTGAAAGGATTAAAACAGAACGTCGAAACTTGAAGAATCGAAGGGAATAAGGAGAATTACAAATGAATCTTTTCATTCTCGTCTGCTACATTTACGCGGGCATTGACCCAGGCATGAACCCGTCATACGTTCCGGAATATCATGTAAAAATAACCGAGAACCGAGGGGAAGTAGCAGCATATCTTTTGCAAACAACAGAAAATTGCCGATTGTATCGAGGGGAAAAAATGGATTACGAAATATTAAGCGCGACAATTCCATCGACGACAAAAGTCTTGACAGGGGTTGAATTCAAATGAGCGAAACGAAGATGACGGTGAAAAGCGCCAACAAAATTGTTTCCGGCGAAAATAATCTGAACTGGATAGAAATTCCGGCTGATGCGAGAGAACTTGGCAGAAACGAAGGATTCTTGGACGCAGTTTCACGGTTCAGGCCAATTGTGGAGGCGTTGGAGAAAGTTTCCAAAGGAATAGAGCTTTGCGACATTTCTGTTACGGTACAAATTGAAACCGAAGTAGATGAAGCCCTCTCTCTATGGAAGGAACTGCAAGGAGAAAAGTAAATGAATCCGATGATGCCAACGCACACTTGCTTTCCTGCCGGAGATTGCCAAACTTGTAGACAATACAGTTTCAATCTGCCGCAAATAATTCCACCGGATCAAACAAGGTGCGATCATTGTTTCTGTCGAACAGCCTTAAATGATCCGACGCACAATGAATGTTGTATGTGTTTCTGCCGAAAGCAGAGCGGGAAGGGGAAAGCGGAATGAAATTTGATGTACTCGATTTGATAATAAGTGGGTTAATCGGATTCATCTTGGGAATAATTTTTACTTGGTCAATGAAATGACTCACCGTACCCCTGGGAGGGATCAATGAGTAGTGATCTTAAGCCGTGTCCGTTTTGCGGAAATCCGGGTGAGGATTGGCCTTGGAATTTATCGGTTCATTGTGGGTGTATCGGTGATCAGCAAATAGATTTTAAAAGTTGGCAAAATGCCTATTGCTGGAAAGGAATCTCCCAGCGCGACGAGAGAATAAAAGACCTCGAAGCCCAGAACTCGGTTATGAAAGAGGCGCTGGAGGATATTGCCAATTACCCACATCCAAAATTTAACGGGGAAAAAGTTTGGACAATTTCCGAAGTATCCGCAACAAACAAAATAGCCAAAGACGCTCTATCGAAAGCGGGTAAAATCACCACGCCAGATGGTACGCATGGTAAAAAGTTGCATTGGCCGTCGGGGGATGTGAAGTGATGGCACAGCCAAGACTCGGGCTTAGCAAAGATGCAAACCCGGAATATTGCATGGATTGTTTCAGTCACAAACTCGTTGCGCTTAAATGTCCTGGTTGTGGCTGGAAATTCAGGGGTCATGTTAATAACAAGACATCTGATAAGATAAAAAAATCACCATGCTTGCCTACGCGCAGGGAGATTTGGGGGAGTCTTGGATACGCCGATAAAAAATAAATGTTTCTGTGGCAAGCCGGCGACCAAGGTCCACAACGGAATTACGGTTTGCAAAGATTATCCCTGGTGCAATGAGGTCCACTGATGTTTTATTTGGCTTTGCATTTCATTGATTGGCTGTCGGTGAAATATTATTACTGGTCAAAAAGAAGTTGACGCAGTAATTAATTACGGTTATACTCCGGGAGTCTTAAAACCAGATAAGGAGCCTAATATGAAAAAACGTACTCAGCCTATATTCCAAGCAATGGGACTTGAGGAAGTAAAGCTTCCGAGTCTCTTAGAAACACAGTCTGAAAAGGTTGATTTGGCGGCACATACACCGACACCGTGGAATCAAAAAGGAATGTATTTTGACTCAAATGGACTACGCTTGATCGGCCGGACAATTCAAATGAAAGGGAAAGATTTAAAGCAAGATGAAGCGGAACAGGACTTAGCGTATGCCAATGCCGCCTTCATCGTCCGCTGTGTAAATAGCCATGAGGCAAACATGCAATTCGCCCAAGATGTAGCAGATATTCTCGATCTACAAAAAGACGGGAACATTAAATCAGCGATGATCTTGGAAGCATTGCAGAAAAGATGGAAAGCCATCGCTCAAGCGGAAAAGGGGGAATAATATGAATAACAAAATACAGTCTGGAAAGGTTGATTCGGCGGCAAAAACACATCCGGCCGTCTATAAAATTGTCGAGCCTGACGAAATCATCGTTAAAAAGAATTCACATGAGGCGTTGTTGGATACGCTTATACTGGCGTTGCCTTATATTGAAACATTGGCCGATGATCCAGGATACAAGCCGGAATCAATCAAGAACTTCGTAAAGAAAATTCACAACGTGCTGGCCCAAGCAGAGGGGAAATAGCCATGAGCGAACAAGTAAATTGGGACTTCAAGTATGATCCACCAACTACCTATGAAATAGAAGTTCAGCAGATAATTGGAATATTACGGTGTGATTACTGTGAAGAACAGGCAACATGCAAAATTTCCATTGAACATTCATGGGGATGGGGACTGTTTAACCCGGTTTGCGACAATCACAGGGAAAAGATTGAGCGGGGGGAAATGTGAAAGTAGTTCGCTTCGAGGTGACTGTCCGAATCCACGAAAATATGGACTTCACTGAGGCTCAGGCAATTCAGAAAGCGCGGTATATGTTAATGGACGTTCCTGGTTCTGTGGAGGTGGTGCAACTGGGCTCAACCATTGAATACGGAATCGCGGAGCGCCGGCCAGAAATTCAATCGTTGTAAATTCACAAGCGTAAAGGCGTAGAAATTAAGGGCGCATGCGTGGATTCTCGAGCCTACGGGACCACATAGATCACGGCTCTTTTTGCATGAGGATAGAGGGTGAGATTCCCCACTGTGAACGTCGGGCCAGCGACGATAAACAAGCTGGCCGCTTTAAGCAGAACTTAAAAAGGAGATCATGTGAAACAAACATTGACGGTGAATTTGGTTGAGGGTGGGATTCATGGGATCGAAGCTCGCCAAGTAGAATTGTTTGATGGTGGGTTGCGTGTCACGGGAGTGGGCGGATCGGTTATTGATGTACCAATTTCCAATGTTGCTGGAATCGTGTACATGCAGGAGGACGAAAATGCCGGCGCGTAAACTCAACAAAAAACCATTGGCCAGAATCGATGTCATCGTCACGCCATTAATCGACGAATGGGTGGCTCGAGTCTCTTTCTCCCGCAACATGAGTAAGGCGGAATTTGTGCGCTCACATTTTCCGCCAGATGAAGCAATGAAGAGCATGATCAATCGCTTGCGGCGTGAACAGAAAGGCTACACCAATATTTTAAGGCCAATAAGCAAATGATCAGCGTGCTGCTTGGATTTATTTTAATCATTACGTTTGCCATTACTTTTTTTATTGTGCGCTCCTGTATGCGACGAGCGCGCCGGCGAAGAATTTTCGGGATAATGTGATGAAAAAACTTATCTGTTTAATGATTTTCACCGTTACCTGGGATCTTTACTTCTATCCACATCAAAACAATCCAATGCTGATGGGGACTGGAACAAAAATTCATCGCAAGAAAGAATTCGGAACCAGAAAAGAAATGCTGGAATTCTTGAGTCGATTCCCTAAAGATGAATTTGAATGTCATCCCAAAGAATTTGAGAATGCAGGGACCTGTTTTGTCGACAACATAAAACCGCGACCAGAAAAATGAACGCTTACACACAATGGGAAAAGATGTGCAAGGACCTGCTGATTTTATCCATCGCGTTGATTGTCACTGTGATTTGGTTAATCGTAGTGCTTGTTGATCAGAAGCAGGAGAACCGTATTCTTCAAAACAAACTGACGGCAACCGTGGAAGCCTGCGGGGACGCTTGGCTCAAAACACCAATAACAGAAAAAGAAATAGGGGGATTTCATGAGTGAAATAAATCATTTGCAAGCTTGGAAAGATGAAGCAGTAAAATGGAAAGATTTGTATGAAAAAACAATGATTTCCCTACAGGAGCATAAACGATTAATTGAGGAATATAAAAGGTAAATATCCCTTGAAGTCATTTAACGCCTCTGTGGTACAATTTCGCCATGTCAAAACTCTCATTCCTCAGGCTTGCGCGAAAGTCCGCCCTACCGCTGAGAACAGAAGGCGGGGCAAAGACTCGAAACGATGGGCGTACCGGTAAGAAAACTCGTCAAGGTAAGCCTGTAAATGCTTCGGCGAAACCTTATGGTAAGTCCCGTGGACGGAACGCTTAAACTGCGACCAGAAGCCCTCTATCGTGTTCGTGTGGATCGGTCCATCAGCGTATTGACCGGCGGCATGGCGAACTGTCCCATGCGTGTAAAAGAGCGAATCCACCTTGTTGTAACTTCCTGATTCGTCGGTTGCGATCATAGAACCAGGCGCAACCATTTCATCAATCAACGGCAAGAGAGTTTCCGCTTTGACGTTCTCAACGATTTTCGTCTTAACGCCACCGTTACGTTGCACCACGCCGAACACGGGCGTTTTCCCTTCCGCGCCACGGCCACGCTTGCCCTCTCGTTTTCCGCCGATATAGGTTTCGTCGGCTTCAATAACACCGCTTAACGGTTCCGTGTCCTGCGTCATGAGCTTTCGTATCTGGCTGGCAATCCGCCATGCACACTTGTATGTCACACCCAAATGACGCTGTAGCTCCTTAGCGGCCACGCCATTCTTTGATTGGCTCATTAAGAACATAGCGTGAAACCAGAACGTAAGTGGCGTAGGTGACTTATGGAAAATCGTCCCTGCCGTTGGGCTGATCTGGTTCCCGCACCACGAACAGACGTAAGCCTTGCGCCGTTCAATCGGATAGAAGCAAGCCTTGTGTTGGCATTTGTGGCAATCTGCGCCCCTTGGATAGCGCGTTTTGTAGAGGAAATTAAGACAGGCTTTATCGTCAGGGAATAATGCCTTGAACTCTCGGATAGTGAATTTCATATAGAGTCCGCTATGCCATGTTTTATAGCGGATCGCATACGAATCTCGGCAAGCTCGGCGTTCCGCCGCTCTTTTTCCGCCTTGGCTTCACGCTTGCTCGGAAAATATGTCGGGTGGTCACCGTACATTTCTTTTCCTTCCGGCCCAATAATGACCGCCTTGACCGCCCATTTACGACCTGGTGCATCTGGTGAAACACAATAGCGAAGAATCATTGTCATGGCCGCACCTGCACTCTAACCGACTCACTATGGTTGTCACTGTAAACGATCATTTCATGGGTATTGGCATAATCTCTTGCATCCCATTTGCTCCGAAAAACCTTAACAAAATATCCGTTAGTTGCCTCAACGATGTAGCGCGCCCGGCCAAATTCTCTTTCTTGCTTTCTCATTTTTAACTCGTAAACGTTTCTCATATTTCCTCCCTTGCGCTTCTTACTTCTCTATGACTCTACCAGGAGTATTAAGTGTTGTCAAGGGATAATTACCATATAAAAAATCAACCAAGATATTCAATTCGCAAGAACTGACTCTAAAAAAATATCATTCTAAATTATGTGAATTTAATGACGTAATTGTGTTTCAGTCCGGAAAGATTTCGGTTATGAAGGAAATCATAGACTCAATGAGGAGAAACAAATGAAAGTCACAACATTCAGCGAAAAAGTAGCAGAGATTGAAGGCGGAAGGAAACAAATCAGCATCGCTCAAATCAAAGAAGTTCTCCGCATCGTCAATGATCTCACCAATGGCTTGTTCTACGCCATTATCAAGTGGATGCCGGAATAAAAAAATCCTAAGATTTCATCCGCTCAGCACACGGAGCTTGTTCTTTGAGGAAGTATGAATCTAAGTCAGGGGACCGTCGGTTGATTAATTTCAGCCGGCGGTTCTTTTTTGGGGTATACTCTTAAGCTGTGAAAAAGAGAGGGCTAACAGAGGGAGAAAAACGCGGGCTTGCGATGGGCAAGAGGTTCCAGAAAGGTCAGTCTGGGAATCCAAATGGTCGCCCCAAGGTCCCGCCCAACATAAGAGCCCTAAAAGAAGAAGCATTGGCGCGCGCCATTCAGCTTTTGCATGAAGAAGTGATGGACCCTGATTTCCGATCAAAACTAAAAGCCCAATATCGAAATATGTTTCTTGAAACCACATTCGACCGGTTTGGACTTCCAAAAGTAACAAAGGCACAGATCACTGGCGATGATGATGGCCCGATTAAAATAAGCTGGGAAGAATGAACGTAAAGATTCCGTACAAGCCAAGATTCCCTCAGAATGAAATTCATCCGCAATTAGAATCCCACCGCTTCAATGTACTTGTTGCTCACCGCCGGCTTGGAAAATCAGTTCTTGCCATAAACCACATCGTCAAAAAAGCAATCAGCAACACGCTGCTTAACCCGCGGTATTGTTATCTGGCCCCTTTCCTAAAGCAAGCCAAATTGATCGCGTGGGATTATCTCAAGCGATACACCAATCCGATTCCAGGGGTAAAAGTAAACGAGTCTGAGCTTTGTGTTGAATTACCGAACCGTGCTCGTATATGGCTTTTTGGCGCCGACAACCCAGAGGCCGGGCGCGGCACATATTGGGATGGTGTTGTCCTTGATGAATATGCCCAGATAAAGCCAACAGTTTTTAGTGAGATCATTCGCCCTGCATTGGTTGACCGAAACGGATGGGGCGTTTTTATGGGAACACCGAAAGGACAAAATCAATTCTTTGAGATTTACAATCAAGCGACATCGCTCATGCAAAAAGGCGATGGTAATTGGTGGGCTGGAATGTACCGAGCCGATGAAACGGGCGTTATTCCGCAATCAGAACTTGAGCAAATGCGCGAAGTCTTATCTGAGGCCGTATACCGCCAGGAATTTCTGTGCGATTTCACCGCAGCGTCAGACAACGTACTCATCACAATCGACCAAGTTATTGATTCAATCAAGAAAGTCTACGCAGAAGCCGATATTCTTAATGCGCCAAAAATTATTGGCATTGATGTAGCGCGGTTCGGTGACGATCGCAGCGTGATATTTAAGCGCCAAGGACTCCAAGCATTTACTCCAAAGATATTCACGAAAATAGACAACATGACGCTTGTCGGTCATGTGGCGCAGGAAATAGACAGTTTCAAGCCCGATGCCGTGTTCATTGATTCAGGCCGCGGTGAAGGCGTGATTGATCGATTGCGCCAACTCGGCAATGAAGTCATTGAAATAAATTTTGGTGGGACCACTCTAAGCCCGGACCAGTTCAACAACAAACGCACCGAAATGTGGTTCAAGATGGCCGAGTGGATTCAGCAAGGCGGAGCGCTCCCGAATGTTCCCGACCTTAAATCTGATCTGGTAATACCCACATACGAGTACGATGCGGCAAACCGTTTGAAACTCGAGCCCAAAGATAAAATCAAAGAGAGGTTGGGTAAATCTCCCGACATTGCTGATGCTCTCGCGCTTACGTTTGCGATGCCTGTTCAGAAAAAAGATTTCAAAAATAAACCACAATTCGTAAAAAAAGATTATGATGTTCTGGATTTACATCTGCCAGCGCAGAAAAAGCAGTACGACCCGCTGGCTTTCTAAGGGGTGAAATGATGGGCTCCGCAACAAAGGCGATAACGAGAGGCGCCGCGGCTGTTTTCCCTACGCAATTTTTTTCCACTCTCGGCGCTGCAAATATTCTTGGAATTGGACAGAAGCAGCCTTCAATGCCACAAGCGTCAACTCCTCCGGCAATCACTCCTCCACCTACCCCAACAGATCAAAACCCAGTACTGACAGCGCAAGAACGCGCCAAGAAACTGGCTGGCCTCAAATACGGAATTTCCTCAACCATCAAAAACAATCCACTCCTGGCGCCGGCGCAGACAAGCACGCCTGCGCTTAAATCAACACTCGGCGCATGAAAATAGACGCGAAGGCGAAGAACAATATGGATAAGCGCTGGAACTCCATGCGCACAGAAATGCTCACATGGGTCCCCGGCTGGCGCGACATCCAGCGCTTTATTCTTCCAACACGCGGATTCTTTGACGACCGAACACCAAATTATGGTCGTGAGATAGACCACAAAACGCTTCTTGATGGAAGGCCGGGGCGCGCGATCCGCGTATCAGCGGCGGGAATGTTGGCGGGAATGGCGTCACCATCCCGGCCATGGTTCAGGCTTGGCGTTGAAAACGATGAACTCATGGCGATGGATGAAGTCAAGATTTGGCTGGAAGAAGTACAGAACAAGCTCATGCTGATTTTCTCCAAGTCAAATATTTACGAAATGCTCCATTCCTCATTTGAGGAAATACTTGGATTTGGAACATGCGCTGCAATTTTGCTCGAGGATTTCGACACTGTTGTTCGCGCTCGCAACTTCACAGCCGGTGAATACGCGCTCGGTCAGGATTCGCGGGGCCATGTGAACTCGTTGGCCCGTTACTACAGCATGACCGTTGGACAATTGGTTGAGGAATTTGGGATTGAGAACGTCCCGCCGTCGGTCAAAAACAATTACCAAAACAATCAGATCGACGGATTTATTCGCGTCTGTCATCTGATTGAGCCAAACGATGATCGTGTGCCCGGGCTCGTTGATTCAAAGAACATGCCTTTCAGGTCTGTATATTGGGTGCGCGGGTCAGAGCCAACAAGTGTTTTGAGGGTTGACGGTTACGAGGAATTCCCGGTTGTGGCTGCACGCTGGCACAAAACCACAACCGCCTACATTTACGGCTATGGTCCCGGCCACGACGCGCTGGGGGATGTTAAGCAGCTGATGAAGCAGAATCGCGATAAGCTGGTGGGAATGGACAAAGTGATTGACCCGCCGGTGGTTGAGGATGGAACAATCCAAGGCCAAGCAAACACGCTTCCCGGCGGCGTGACGCGATCAAGCTCACAAGTTCAAAACTCCGGAGTCCGGCCGGCTTATCAGATCAATTTGCCACTTCAAGAACTGCGCGCCGACATCAACGAACTGGCTATGGCCATTGACGACACTTTCTACAAACCGCTTTTCCTCATGCTCAGCCAAACCGACAACACGCAGAAAACAGCGTTTGAGATTGCCAAACGATACGAAGAAAAACTGTTTTTGCTCGGCCCGTTCATCGAGCGCCAAGAAGAAGAACTGCTGGACCCTATCGTTACCCGAACCTTCAATATTGCGCTGCGCACCGGTGTAATCCCGCCTCCTCCACCATCCTTACAGGGTATGGACCTGAAAATTGAATACATTTCGATTCTTGCCCAAGCCCAGAAATTGGCCTTTACTGCGGCCATTGAGCGCGTCATGGCTTTCGCCGGAACGATCGGCGCCGCAGACCCGAGCGTTTACGACAACATTGACTTTGACCAAGCCATCAAAGACTACGCTGAAATGACTGGAATACCTCAAAAGATTCTGCGCAGTGACGCCGTGGTAGCGAAACTGCGTCAGCAAAAGCAAGCTCAGCAAGAAGCGCTCGCACGTCAGCAACAAGCTGCGGCAATGGTTGATGGCGCCAAAACACTTTCGGAAACGAAGATCGGTCCCGGTAACGCATTGGAAGCGATGACTGGAACTGAGCCGGCCACGCAACTCGCGGGAGCCAAATGAGCCTGAAATCGTGGTGGAAAGAAAAACAGTTTCAGCGCTCCAAGGCCGTTCTTCTCAAACTCATCGAGAAGAAAGACGAAAAGATTTACAAAGAGATTCGCACGCTGGGCAAAATCATGGCGATGAAGGAACTGGACTTGCAGCGCATCAACCATTGCTCGGTTTGTCCAGCGATCGCGCCACTCAAGAAATTCGCGGACAATTACTTCTGCGCGCCTCATTGCCCGAAACTGGATGTGGCGGCATGATGCTAACGGCTTTCATCATCGGATTTGCTTATTGCCTCTATGAAATAGCAGGAGAAATCAAATGCCGCTAAAAGAAAGTTCATCCAAGAAAGCCTTTGAAAAAAATCTTCACGAACTGACTGTGAATGGAACTCGCAAGCGTTCACTTAAGCAGCGGTTGGCGATTGCGTTTGCGGAACAGCGGAAAGCAAAAGCCAAGGGAAAATGAGCGAACTCGACCTGACCGATGAAAGTCAGCGGAAACTTTCACAGCTCGAGAAAAGACGGAAGGACCGCGACATTTCAGATTTGAAAAAGGTTCTTGGCGATGTTGAGGGCCGACGATTTGTTTGGAGAATATTGAGTGAATCCGGTATTTTCAGAGGGAGTTTCAATGCAAATGCGTTGGCGATGGCGTTCAATGAAGGCAAGCGCGACATCGGATTGCTTGTCATTGGGGAAATTAATGGTAATGTTCCGCAGCGATTATTTCAAATGCAAGGTGAATTCGCATCGGATATGAAGAATGAAAAAGCAGAACGGTCAAAAATACTCGGCTCAGGATCGTAAGCGCTGGATTGAACAAGGCCGGCGCAGCAGTGAATTTATTGATTTGATCGTCTATTTTGGTGAAAGAAAAAATGAACGCGGGAGATTGATTGTAAAAGTAAGTTGGAACTAAAAATTTAACGGGCGCGGGTTGCTCCGCTTGGGAAGCTCAAACTTCCACCGAATATAGCAACCGATTTGAGGCGGTATTCCCTTCTGGGGAGTACCGCCTTTTTTTCGGCGATAAGAATAAAGGAGAAAACATATGGCAGATACCGAAGTCACAGATTTAGCCCCGACCGATCAAAAAACAGGGGATGAAGCAGAAAAAGACACAAGCCTCGTCGACGTAAACCTGGAAAAGCCAAAAGACGGGAGCCAGCCAGCAAAACCGGAAGGCACCTCTCTATTGGATAAAAAAACAGGTGATGAAAAACCTGCTGATGCAAAAGCCGGTGACAAACCGGCAGACAAACCAGCTGCAACTGTTCCTGAGAAATATACGGACCCGAAGTTACCCGAAGGATTCACGCTCAACGCGGAAGCCAAAACCAAGTTTGACGGTTTGGCGAAAGAGTTGGGAATGACCCAAGAGGCGTACCAAAAGGTTTTCGATGTTTACGGGGAACAACTCGCTGCTGACGTTAAGACCAAAGTGGACCAGTTCAATCAGACGATTTCTGGCTGGAAAGAAGAAACCCAGAAAGAACTCGGCACTGATATCGACAAAACGCTTGCTCTCGCCTCGAAGGGGATCGACAAAATCTTCTCCGATCCGGCTGATAACAAAGCGTTCCGAGAAATGCTGTCAGAAAGCGCGACAGGACTCGGGAACTGGAAGCTCATGGTTAAGGCGTTTTCGTTTGTTGGAAAAGCGATCAGCGAAGGCACATTCGTCGAAGGGAACCCGGCAACGGGTGCAAAAAAATCGGCTGAGGAGGTCTTATACGACCATCCTGATTCGATAGCGGCTCGGAAACAAGCCGCCGGTTAAAAAATTAAGAAAGGAGAATTAACATGGGTGCATTACCATCAGCATTTCCTACCCTCTTGGACTTTGCCAAAAGCATTGATCCGGACGGTAAACCCGCGCGCGTCGCGGAAATCCTCAATCAGCACAACGAGATTCTTGACGACATGGTTTGGCAGGAAGGAAACCTTCCCACCGGCCACGTCGTAACGGTTCGCAAGAGCCTTGGGACAGCGGGATTCCGCTTGCTCAATCAAGGTGTCGTTCCTCGCAAAGTGACGAACGGCCAAATCACCGAATCGATTGGAATGATCGAAGATCGTTCTGAAATCGATGTCGACCTGGCCAAACTCAACGGGAACAAAGACGCCTGGCGCATGCAGCAGGATAGCGGAATCATGGAAAGCATCAACCAGAAGATGACGGAAACGCTCATCTACGGTGATACCTCCGTGAATCCGGAACGGTTTGTCGGATTGGCGCCGCGCTACTCTGCGCTATCTGGCAACACGACCTATCCGAACGTGATCTCGGCAGGCGGTGCTTCCACGCTGACTTCGATCTACTTGGTTGGTTGGGGCCCGGACACCGTGTACGGAATCTTCCCGAAAGGAAGCCAAGCCGGGCTGGTTGTTCAAGACCTTGGCGAACAGACCATCTTCGACTCTCAGACCCCGATCGCTGGCCGCTTGCAAGCGTTTGTGACCCGTTATCAATGGAAAGCCGGTCTTTCCGTTGCCGATTGGCGCTACGTTGTGCGCATCGCCAACATCGATACAGCTGCGTTGGCGACTGCCGGAGACTCTTCTGACACCTCTGCGAAGCTGTTCAAGTACATGAGCTTGGCTATTGATCGCTTGTACAACATCAACATGTGCCGTCCGGTGTTCTATGCGAACCAGACCGTTCGTAGCCTCCTGCGCGTGCAGTTGGTGAACAAATCCAACACTTGGGTGACACTCGACACCTACAACAGCGGGAACGGAATTGAGCGCCCGACCCTTCGGTTTATGGGGTACCCGGTCCGTCGTTGCGACCAAATCCTCAATACCGAAACCCAAATCTCGTAAGCGATCCTAAAGGAGGATTTGAAAATGTTAATTGATTACGATCTCGTCCTGAGCGATGCTCAGGCAGTAACGGCATCAGCGGCGTCTGACAGCTACATCGACCAGCTGGCCGCCGGAGATGCTTATGGCAATGAGTGTTTCGTCGAATTCCTGATCGACACAACCTTCACGCCTAACAGTGCGACGATTGTGTTTGCGTTGCAGTGCGACGACAACACTTCGTTCTCGTCCCCGAAAGTTCTGTACGCTTCTGGCGCGCTTGCTGACACGGCGCTTGTTGCAGGATATCGGGCTGGCCGCGTGAAAATACCGCTGGGAGCAGAACGCTACCTGCGCGCGTATTACACGGTGTCTGGAACCGCGGTGGCCGGCAAGATTGATTGCCGCATTGTGAAGGACGTCGACGTCAGCATCAACGGCTAAAACCGGAGGCTTGCATGAAAAAATACATCGCGCTCGAAAAGTCCTACGGTTTTCAAAAGCGGTTTTGGGAGGCTGGCGACACAGTTGAACTCCCGGACGATCACAAATGCCCGGAATACTTCAAGCTGATGACTGAACCTGTGCCGGCGCCCGAGCCCGTTGAGGAGCTCAAGACGTTCTCTGAGATCAACCAGGAACGCCAGAAGTCTGCTCCGAAAACCGGGATGGCGCACACTGCGCCCGAGCCGACGGCAAAATCAAGCAAGCCTTCTAAGCCAAAGAAATAAGTTTGTTGGGAGAGGGGCGGTTCTAACTCCGCCTCTCTCCCTCCATCTTAAGGAGGCATTGTGGCCGCGAATCCGATTGAACTGAATTATCCTGTCACCGGAAGGAACGTTTGCTGTATCCGCGTTTCCATTGACCCGGCCACCGGCGCTTCCGCCAAGGTCTACAACACCAACACCCAGCTTTACGAAACCTATACGGCTGCTCACGATTCGCTTTATCAGATAAATCTTACCGAAGTCATTCCCAATTACTACCGTGCCGCATGTCCAGCCGGAAGTATTACCACCCCCGCAACCGAGCTTTTCTTCGACATGAAGGGCGATACCACGCTCAACATTTTGAATCATGCACCTTCAATTGGGCAAGGCAACAGCCAAGGCGTGAATATCGGGACCATCAATGGCAGTATCACCTCCGTTGGAGTAAACCCGTCTGCGGTCGTTGATATCTGTAACTTGGCCCTGACTCATATCGGGCAGAAGAACATCACATCCTTAAGCGACGCCACCGAGAATGCGCGCCGTTGCCTACAGATTTACGCAAACTGCCGGGACGAAGTGTTGCGCGATGCGGCATGGAAATTCGCAACAGTGATTGCAACGCTCGTTGAAAATGACGTTGTGACGGTGGTCGGATGGGATTACGTTTACGATCTTCCCGCTGATTATGTGCGCATCCGCAAAATATACACGGATGACACCACGCTTTTCGATACGATGATTTCAAACTCGGCCATGTTCGTGAACACGATTCCCGTCACAAACCCGCGCGGAATCCCCTACAAAATCGTTTATGACGTTGATACCGCAGCGCAGGTTCTTGTCTCGAACGCGAATCCGCTTTATATCGAGTACACGGTACGCATCAACAATCCATCATTCTACGATGCCATGTTCATTAAAGCGCTTTCATTCAAATTGGCTTCCGAACTCGCAAACTATCTTTGCACAGATTCCAATGAGTCCGACAAAATGCTGCAACGATACGCGATGATCATGTCAGAAGCCGCGCGCGTGAATGGAGATGAGGACGGGATTCCTCTTGAAAAACGCTCTACAACCTGGGATGTGAGATAGATGCCGCAGTACCTTCATCAATCATCTTTTGCCGGCGGTGAGTTTTCGCCCGACGCTCAGGCGCGCGTTGACATTGATAAATATAAGACCGGAGCTAAGACGCTTCGCAATTTCATTGTCACTCAGAAAGGTGTCCCGCAAACGCGCCCCGGAACGCATTTTGTTTCTGTTGCAAAATATTCAGACCGCGCCGCAAGATTGATCCCATTTGTATTTTCTACAGATGCGGCCTACATGCTCGAGTTTGGAGATGAATACATCCGTTTCTATAAAAATGGCGGTCAAATTCTTGAGGACACGAACAATTCAGTGATCCCGTTTTGGGCTTCAACCCTGAGCTACAATATCGGCGATTACGCGATGGATACAAGGGTTGATTACACGATCCATCTTTATCGAAGCCTGATAAATTCCAATACCGTCAATAAGCCGGAAGTTTCTCCAACAAAGTGGCAAGACATTGGGGAAATCCGTCAATGGAACTCAGCGGTCACTTATAGTTCCGGTGATTATGTCTACCAGATTAGGACAACTGACGGGAAACGCAAACTCTACATAAGCGCGCAGAATTCAAATTTGAATCACGATCCGAATTCTATCTTAACCTATTGGAGCGAAGCCAAGCCGGCTAATTACAATGCTTCAACAACGTACAGTATTGGCGACTATATTTCTGTGACTGATCAGTTCGGAAACGTATCGATCTACCGGAGCATGCGCGACAACAACACCGGGCATGATATCTACACGGAAGGATTGTGGTGGCAATTTTGGAATGGGCCTTTAACGTGGAGCAGTGGAACCACTTATGCAGCCGGAGACTATGTTATCAGGTTCGGTTCTGGCGTTTATAAATCATTCCTGAGTCTGCAAGGCAGCAATCTTGGGCAGGACCCGCTGAGCGCATCTGTTGTTTATTGGACTGCTTTCGATTCCCCTGCTGCCTATGAAATTGAATCGCCTTATGCACAAGAGGACATTGATCTCCTTAAATATGTCCAATCAGCCGACACGCTTTACATCGTGCATCCAAATTACAAACCAAAGACGCTGCAAAGAATATCGGACAACGATTGGACGCTGGCCGATTATGCCTATGAGAATGGACCTTTTAGGATTGGAAATTCTGATACCAACAAAACGCTGAGGGTTTATCTCGACGGAACTGATTACAAAATCGTTACAGCTGGATCGCCCGGATATGACTATTTCACATCTGACATGGAAGGCGCGCTGTTTCAACTCAATTATTTCGTTGCTGCAAATCACGTTCACGACGTTTTCACGAGTGCCGGCCAGAGCGACCAACTTACCTGTGGCGGAACGTGGCGCCTTGTGACCGGTGGATTATGGGACGGAACGCTTCTCCTTGAGAAATCGATCGACAACGGAGCTACTTGGAGCGAAGTTGGGACGTTCAGAAATCCTGGCGACACGGACGTAAATTTTAATACGTTCGGAACAATAGACAATGATGGCGATCCGTTTCTTCTTCGCATAACACTTTCAGCACACGATGCAGGAAATGTTGACGTCACGCTCTCCGCTGATGAATTCACGCAAGTTGGAGTTTTCCGATTGGATACCGTGACAGACGCAAGGAATGGAATTGGAACTCCGATAAAAAACATTCTTCTTTCCGGTACCGAGTCATTTACAAGTGATTGGGCGGAAGGAGCGTGGTCGAATTATCGTGGTTGGCCCGAAACAGTAGCCTTTGCACAGGACCGCCTGGTATTTGGCGGAAATACTTCCGAGCCTCAAACGGTATGGATGACGAAATCCAGCAATTACGTTGATTTTGGTCGAAGCATCCCGCTTGTCGACAGCGATGGGATTACGATTAATTTACTCAGCCGGCAGATAAATCGCATCCGATCGCTCGTATCATTTTTGAATTCCGTGATTGCGTTCACTGGATCGTCTGAATTTTCGATTGAAGGAATTTCCGATGGTCCTCTGACTCCAACAAACGTGTTCACAAAATTGCAGGGGCTTCGCGGAACCGGGGATATTGACCCGATTCTGGTTGGCAATCACATCATCTTCATTTCACCGCTTTCGACCGCAGTGCGCGACATGATCTTCAACGTGTTCAACCAGAGTTTTGACACCGCGAATATCAGCACGCTTTCAGATCACTTAATTAAAGACAGCCCCATCGTCGCTATGGCGTATCAGCAAGAGCCCGATAGCGTTATTTGGATGGTGAGAGAGGACGGGAAACTCGTTAGCGTCACCTATTCCAAAGAACAAGAAATGAACGCCTGGACACGCCATGACACCGACAACGGACTATTCGAGAGCGTTGCAACGATTCCCGGATCAGACGCAGACGAAGTATGGTTCATCGTTAAGCGCGGCAGTCTTAGGTTCATCGAACGCATGTTGGCGCGCACCTCCTCAACCGACCCAGCGGACCAGTATTTTGTGGACAGTGGTTTGTCATACGATGGCGCACCAGCGTCGGTACTTACAGGGTTGGACCACTTGAACGGGTTGCAGGTAACAATCAACGCCGAAGGATTTATACTTCCGAATCAGACTGTTTCAAACGGCCAAATCACGCTCGATCAAGCACGCTCGAAAGTTATTGCGGGGCTCCCGATCACGCCTGACGTGGAAACTTTGAATGTCGACGTTCCTCTGCGTGACGGAACAAGTCAAGGACGCCGATATCATATTGGTTCTTGCAACATCAGATTTTTGAATTCGCGCGGTGGCCAAGTTGGAATGGACTCAGATAATCTGGACACGGTAATTGACGAGCGCGATCCGGCACTGGCAGCCGCTACGCCAACACCTCTTTTTACAGGCTGGCCGGCCAAGCAAATAACGATCAAACAAAGTGATGATGGCCGAGGGCATTTGATGATCCGCCAAAATGAGCCGATGCCGATGACTATTCTGGCGATAACGCTTGCCGTCGACCAAGGCGACAAACTGTGAAGATTTACGACGAACACAATGTTCTTATTCGTGAAGCTCAGTTCGATGACATCAAGGGACTGGCCCAGAACATGCGCAAAGCAGAAGTGGACGAGGTTTGGTCAGAATCACATCTTGGACCAGAGAAAGCATTGCGCCTCAGTTTTCACAGATCATCGCTGAAATATAGTTTGTTTTTTAAGGACCGGATTGTGGCAATGTTCGGCGTTGTGCCGGAATCTCTTTTGAGCGATCACGCGCAAGTGTGGATGCTCACCTCCAACGAGATCGACAGAATGAAAATACGGTTCCTGAAACTGAGCCGGAAATTCATCGAGTTTTTGCGTGAACGATATCCGGTGCTTCAAAACTTTGTTGATTGTCGGCATGAGCGTTCTATCGCTTGGCTGGAATGGCTGGGGGCGGAAGTAAGCCCACCAGAGTCTTATGGACCGGACAACATGCCGTTCCGATTTTTCACTTTTGGGGGTAGATAGATGGGCGCCGCGGCAATTCCATTAATGATCGCTGGCACTGCCAGTTCTGCTTACGGATCGTACCAAGAAGGATTGGCCCAATCCGGTTACTATAAATATCTGGCCAACAACTCCCGAATGAAAGCGGCGCTGGTCCAGAATCAGGCTAAACAGGAAATGACATTCGCGGAAGATCAGGGCGCGCGCGAATCACAGATTGCTTTGCGCAACACGAAACAAGTGGAAGGCGCGCAAACAGTGGCCGCGGCTGAAAATGTTGGAGGAGGATCAGTTACTTCCGCGGACATCGCGCGCGACACATTCGACAAAGCTCATTTGGATCAAATGGCCATCAAATACAACGCAGACGTTAAAGCATGGCGCGCTCAGAACCAAGGCAATCTCGAGGCTTGGAACCTTAACAACGAAGCGCAGGGCTATGATTTCGCGGCGCGCAACGCCAAGATCACAGGGAAACGGAACGCCTTCAATTCGCTTTTGAGCGGTTCTTCGCAAGTGGCAGGGAAATGGGCCGCGGGAAGTTCCCTGCGACCAGTCCAAAAATATGCCATATCAAAAGCAATAAATAACGGTTCTCCATTTCCTGTCGGATCGGGTGAATATTAATGAGCATTAAAGTACCCGTATACGAACAGCAGACGCAACCCCGAGAAGCCGTAGCGCCTTCTGCTCCAAACCTTGGCGCTCCACCGGCCTCTGCATTTGGAACTGAAATAGCGAACGCCAACACAAACACAGGGAAAATAGTTCAGAACATCGGAAGCGTTTTGGCAGATCACATGATCGCGCGAGAACGCATGGCGCAAAAGGCCCAAGTTATTGAGGCCGACACCGCTTTCCGTTCAGATTTACAGAACCATATGTTCGACACCGAAGTTGACGAGAACGGTGTTCCAAAAGGCGTTTTCAATCGACAGGGTATAACTGCGCAGGGTGCCACCGAACAATTTGACGCGCAACATGCAATGCTACGACAGAAGTACATTGATTCAATGCAAACGCCTTACCAGAAGCAACTCTTGGGCGAACAGATGGACCAAAACTATCCAAGGCTTCGGGAATTGGTAGCGCGACATGAAGGCCAACAGATAAGGATTGGGCAGGACAAAATCGTCCAGCAGAACTTGGAAAGCCGTGTCAATACAGCCGGTCTTTTCAAAGATGATCCAGCCGGACTTCTTAAAGAAATAGAGACTGGCGCCCAATACCAGTATTCTCATGCAGTTGACAACGGTGTTTCAAATGACGCCGATGCAATGACCAAAGCAAAAAACAAATTCACAAAAGACATGATCGAAAGCGCAATCAAGCCTCTTATCAGCCCGGACCCGAACACAGCTATGCGTTATCTGGACAAAGTTAAATCAGCCGTTTCTCCATCTTTGTATGCAGACCTTCAAAAAGAAGTTCTCGAAAAATCACGCATCGCTGATGGACTACAAAAGTATTTCCAGAAAAAGAACCAGCAATTTTCTCTCGAAGATCAAAACCATAATGAAGCCGAGTACGCTGGAAAGATGGCGAATGGTGATTTGAACCCCGATGAAATGCTGGATATGAAATCAAAAGTTTCTCCCGGTTTTTTCCACGCCACGGAAACCGCATTAAAGAATTATGGAAAAGACCCAGAAGGAACACCATACAGCCGTATGACTGCTGGAATCACGCTCCAAAAACAATTCGTTGCAATCCTCGGTGAGGATTCGGAGAAGAAAACAAAATCTCTGATGAAGTTTCGGTCAGATGTGATGGCGTCCCAAATGAAATTGGAACCGGATACTTTTAATAAACTTCTCAGCTATTCAGACCCGAATTTCGTTGCGAAAATAAAACCTGAGAAAGTTGGGCTCATTCAAGCCGGCATTGATTTCATCAAAAACCATTACCAGGATTTCGTGAAAGGCGGAAATCCCGTCGACGCGATTAAAAACTTTATCGCAACTTCAACCGATCCATCGGTAAACCCTGCAGATATAACTGCTCACGCCCAAGCCGCGGTCAAAGGCGACACGCTCAAAGCGCATCCGGAATTGGTTGGCCACAATGATTTGTCACACAATGTTGTGCGTCCTTCTGGAATTAGTCAGGTGATGAGCCCGACAGCGACAACTAAATTAAAAGGCACACAGAAAATAGCGCCGCCTTCTCAATTTAAGCCCGGCGACGAACGCAAGAAGGGCGATGTGATTTATGTCCGACAACAGGATGGAACGTGGCTGCCGAAACCCAAGCATTAACTGACGCTGACTTCACGGACGCTTCGGCAACTACGTCTCCTCCGGTGCAGTCACAAAAACCTCTTTCCGATTCCGATTTCTCGGAAGGCGGTGAATCTTCCGTAAGCGCTCCCCCAGTCCCACAGGCCACAACTCTTGTGGCTGATAAGAATGTGGTGTTGAGCCATCCGGCTGATATGTCCCACGATCAGGTGAACGATGCCGTACAAACCCAAGTCTATGGGAAATCCCGAATTGATATGCACCAAAACGTGCCACTCACTCCCGTTCTTTTCAAAGCATTTAACCGCGTGCTTATGGGTTCCGGTATCAACGCGTTCACATCCATTTCACCAGAGGACGCAAAAAAAATTCTTCCTGAAACTGGCAAAGCCGCTGTGCGAGGAATAGAAAATATTGGCGTTGGCATGGCTGGACTATCAAAATGGTTTGGTGAAACGCTTGGACACGGAACGGCGCCGGACATTTCGGCAGAGCCAGAATGGGTTCAGAATATCGGAAAACATCTTTCTGACATTGGCCAATCCGCGATTAATTGGCTCCATGAAAGGCAGCAAAAAGGTTTTGAGACTCCGGACCCAGAAGTTTTCAGGGGATCATTTACATCCAATCCATCATATTCTCGTTTAGCCGCAAGCGTGGCGCAGGGAATTCCGGCGCTTGGAGCTGCCGCTGCGGTAACTGTTGCAACTGCGAACCCAATAGCCGGAGCAGGTGCGCTTGGTCTTATGGGTGCAGGAGAAGAATATTCGGCAGCACGCGAAAGTGGCGCCGGAAAAGGTCAGGCCAGTGGTGTTGCAGCGCTTTCTGGTGTTGGAAACACACTTTTGATGAGCCTTCCCATCGGACACTTTTTGGAAGGATTTGGTCGTCCTGGGATTGAATCGGTGATTAAAGGTGGAACCGAATTCGCAGGGATCAGCGCTGTGATGACGCCTTTCAACAATATCGTGTCAAAACTCGGAGGCGACAAGTCGCGGAAACTTTTCGACGGAATGGCAGAATCGATTTTGTCGGGCGCGGTCAGCGGCGGGATACTGGGCGGTTTCAGCCCAGGTCGTGGCGCCGAAGTCGATGGCATGATCCAGGATGCGCATAAGGCGGGAGTGTCGGCCAAAGACATCGACGGTGCGCGGGAAGTGATTGCAGACCAAATGAAGAAGAATCCGGAATCTGTCATGGGCGCGGTGGATCAGGCGAAATTTAACCAGGAATCGTTGGGTAGGATGAAAGAAGCCGGCCAAATCGTCCAGGATAACCCCGAAATGAAAACGGGCGCGCGCATGGTCTACAATAATGCCAAACGCATATTTGAGAATGGTCCTCGGCCAGAAAACATCAGCCCGGAGGAATGGCCTTCAAAAATAGATGCTGTGGCTAAGATTTGGGCGGCGGCGGCGGTGAAAGAAGCTAAACGACGTGGAGTTTCACCGGAGGACGTTTATCGGAGCTGGAATCTGAACCGGGTTGAGCAAGGGACCATGCCGGATCAAGCGCAGCAAGCGCCTCCGTCCACTGGACAAGTCCCTCCGGCCCAGGCGGGAAGTTCTTCCGCGAATGAAGCACATCTGCGTATTTTTCCATTAACTGAGGTTTCATCGTCGGAAAGTATATCGCAACATCCCGATTTTATCAAGATGAGTAATGACGCGGCGGCGGTTGTAGAGCATTATGCAAAGCTACGCGGGATTGATCCAAGCAACGAATTGGCCGATTCTCTTTTCCGTGAATTTCACGACAAGCTGGGCGAGATTATGAAGGCGCAGACGCCAGAAGAACGCCTTGCCGTTGCAGAGCGAATTAAAGCCGAGCATCCAGACATTGAGAACGAGTTTTCGGTGTTGCGCGACAAGCTCTGGACTGACACCAACCAGGGCTATTTTAAGCGGAGTGTGGCTGAAAAGTACGGTTCTATGCGACCAAAGAAGGGTATTGAAGCGGAAAATGTTCCACAAAGAGCAAAAGCCAAGCCGATTAAATACGACGAAACCGGACTTCCCGAGCGCCGGCCAGGATCGGTTGTTTCCACCGTCACCACTGCAGACGGAGATACCGTTAAAATTACCCACGACATGATACTTGGCGAGGCCGCTGGACTTCTTCAAGATGCCCAGAATGAATGGCAGATGCGTAAAGATTCCGATGAATTGGCAAATATTGGAAAAATTCACTTAAGCAAAAGTGAAGAAGCAAAATTCAAAGATGTTCCATGGTGGGTCCGAAAAAAGTTTTTCACTAAAGACACAATTGCTTCCAGCATTGATCGCGTAGCCAAAGCAAACGGTATGGACGAAGTTGACCTTATCGATAAAATCGTCAATTACGACAAGACCATTTCAAAGGCGCCTCCAAGCAAACTTGCTGATTATTATGATGAGGGTCAGCGCAATCTCGAATACTATTATTCCAATTACCAAGCGGAAAGCCCCGAAGTGGAAGTCGAGCCGGGCATTTTTTTTCAGAATGATTTGTTCAACACGCCAAAAGAAAACATCGCACAGACCTACGAGCGTTTACGTCAACAGGGATTGGACCAAGGACTAAATCCGTCGGAAGCTGCAAAGTGGGCCAAGGATAATCTACCGCGAGAACAGAAGGCTATCGCGGAACAAAAATCAACGCAAACAGAATTTGGGGCCGGCGGAGTGCAAGGATTTGGTCAAGGCCGACAAGGCGAGCAGGAGCTTTTTCAGCCAGCTTATCATGGCACACCACACAAATTCGATGAATTCAGTTTGCACAAAATCGGTACTGGACAGGGTGCGCAAACTTATGGATGGGGTCTTTATTTTGCTGGCGCGAAAGACGTAGCTGAGCATTACCGTGAACAACTTGCCGGAAAATTCATTGTCACGAACTGGAAGATAGGTGATTTTCAGGTTGTTAAGAATGAAGAATACCGAGACTACTCTCCAAAAACAAGTTCACATGAGGATACAGCCAAATCCGCGATCATAGAAGATATTTTGATAAATCAAGCTGATCTCGAAGCGGAGTTTTCCACTGGCGGAGAAAAAGCCGTTAAGAAAGCCACCCTCGATATTATTGACGATAAAATTAAAACCTATAAAGAAGAATGGCCCGAAGCAGTTCCCGCAGCCAAAAAATTCAGGGATTCAGTTGATCGGCTTGGCGTGAAAATGACGGCTGAAAAACCTGGTCACATTTATACTGTTGATATTCCCGAAAATCACGAATATCTTGATTGGGACAAATCGATAAATGATCAATCGGATAAAAGTCAATCTGTCATAAAACAGGTGATGCAGAAAGTTGGCGCAGTATATCTACCAAAAGAAACTGATCCAAATAAACTTACTGGCGCAGATATTTACCAATCACTCATCCGATATTTTGAGGCCAATCCAGATCAGCAATCAAAAAGCCCATCCGAAGCTGCCTCGCGCTATTTATCATCGCTTGGTATTCCAGGATTAAAATACTTGGATCAACAGAGCCGTGATTTTATTGTGAAAATATCAACCGAGAAAGGACCGTATTCAGAGTTGCATTTCGACAATAAGAAATCAGCTGATAGCTATGCGGAAGAAAAAAGAAAAGAAGGGTTTGCCGCTGACGTGGTACATGGCGGAACATCAAATTACGTTTTGTTCGACGACAAACTAATCAAGATAACCGATTTTTACCAGAAGAATGGAGGCAAAGAACCAAAAGCATCCGTCAAATTCACACCAGAAGGCGCGGTGATAAATCTTTTCAAGAAAGCGGACGTGACCTCAATCCTCCATGAATCCGCGCACATCTGGTTGAAAGACATGCACGATTTTGTGAACTCAGGGAAAGCCGATGAGGTTTACAAAGCTGACTGGAAAATCATGTCTGATTGGCTCGGAATAAAAGAAGGCGCGAAATCACTCACGGAAATACAGCAGGAAAAATTCGCGCGTGGATTTGAACAATATCTAAGAGAAGGGAAATCACCGCAGCCGGGATTGTCCGAAGTATTTGCTCGGCTTAAAGAATGGTTCACGCAGGTGTACAAGAGCGCCAAGGCGCTGCGCGTTGAACTCACGCCAGAAGTTCGCAAGTTTATGGACAACATGCTTAACGAGCCAATTGACCAAACCAAGGAAGCGGCACCACCGAACAAGTATGTTCGCAATGAACCATTCAATGCGCAGATAGGAAAAACTGATCGGGCAACTGCCGCTGATTTAAGAAAGGAATATGTCGGAATTAAAAATTCCCAGATTGTCCGTGGTAGTCAATTGGCAGATGAGATTCGTCGGATGGTTCCCAATAAAGCAGACCGCGAAGGAATGTTCTGGTACAAGGCCGCGAATGGTGATCAGAATGTTTTGGATGAAGCGCTGAACGATCCAAAGCTGGAAAAATACCATGAACAGATTATGCGTGCGATGACGCTCCCGGAGAACGCGAGGAAAGCACTTGAGAAAGTTGACCAATATTACGCTGAGGCCGGCCAAGTTTCACAAGAAACTGGAACAATAAAAAGTGTGCGCGAAAACTACCAGAACCGGATTTATAATCCGGAGCCTCCACGCGATTATGTTAAGACAGAAACAAAGCAAGGATTGAAACAGGGAACTTCCCATTCCAAGCAACGTGTTTTCGACACCGAGTTTCAGGCAGCGCAAGCGGGAAAAACTTTTGCGACCACAGACGTTGCTGACGCACTTTCAATTCACAACGAGGAAATGGCGCGTGTAAATACGGCGCGCTCAATGGCTGATGCTATGGCGGAGAATGGACTTGGCGCATGGAAAAAAGAAGTTCCCGATGGATGGGCTCAAGTGGGAACGCTCGAGAAACGAGTTCCGATAAAAGACAAAAATGGAGAAGCCGTTATCGGAGAGGACGGGAACCAAGTTGTTTCTTCCAGTAAGTTTGTGGCGCCAGAAGGAATAGCGAAAGGATTGTCCGCGATTGCTGATCCGAATTTCACGAAGAAAATAGATGCGCTTCGCAATCTCCAAAAATATCAGGGCTTGGCGAAAACACTCAATCTGTCATTCTCGTTTTTTCACCATTTGTCAGAAGCCGCGGTAACTCTCTATCAGGGCGGAGTTGGCGCATTGATGAATGTTGGGAAAATGGATCAAGCGCTCGGATCACAGGATTTCCGTGATATCGAACAGGATTTCGTTAAACACACCGGCATGACTTCCATGGTCGACACCAATATGGACATTCTTAGGAATCTCGTTGAAAACAAACAAGACTGGTTTTCAAAATTGACCAATAAGCCCGGATTAAAACAGGTTCTTGAAACAGCAGAGAAAGGTGGCAACTTTTTATTCGGTAAGTTTCAGCGATACATCAAAGTGATGGACTATGGCCGCAAGATGTCAAACTGGATTGCTGACAATCCCGAAGCAACAAACGCGGAAGTGAAAGCGGCCAAAGTAGGATTCGCCAAGGAAATAAATGCAGCCTATGGCGGACTCAATTGGGAAGCAATGGGAATGACAAAATCAAACATTTCGCTTTTACGCCTTGGACTTCTGGCGCCAGATTGGACAATTTCAAACGGTTTGTTGCTCAAGTACGCACTTGGCGGAGGAACTGCCGGAAAAGCATCGCGCGCACATCTTATAACTGCGCTTGTCGGCGGAATGGTTTTAACCGAAGGAATCAATAAAATGCTCACTGGCCATTTCACCGATGAAAATAAGGAAGGACACAAACTTGAAATTGAGATCGCGCCCAATGTTTATGTTTCGCTCTTGCGCGGTGGAATCGGTGACATTTCAAAACTTTATTCCATGCTTCAAGATTCTGGAGCCAAGGGCGCGTTCAGATTCGCTCAAGGGAAATTGGCTCCAATTCCACGCGGAGCATTGTCTGCCTTGTCTGGAATTGAATACACAGGCCGGTCAATTTATAAAAATCATCCCAAGCATCCTGCGATTGGAAACACTTACGATTTCATAAAAGCGATGTTTTTGAACATGTCGCCTTTGCCATTTGGCGCCAGCAATGCCATCCAATATCTGAGTGAAAAAGATAAATCGATCCCAGCAGGGGTTGGGATAGCCTCCGGACTTGCACGTTACAGCAAGTCTGGCAAGAAAAATTCTAATTACAAAATGTGAAAAGGAGTAAAAATATGACGAATTTGCGATACAATTATCCATCTAAAAAATCGGAGGACTCACCAATGAAGAAACTGCTGCTGGCTCTATCTCTTGTAATAGGGATGCAAGCCATCCCGCACGCAAGTGAAGTTGTTTTGAAATCTTCTTCGGTGGTGAACCGGGTTTTGGTCCCGACCACAAACACCGATTTGGATTTGGCGCTAAACAGTGTTGACTCGCTTTCAGTGCAAGTAAATTATTCGAGCGCGAACGCTTCAACGGTTTCCTTCACTGACGGGCAGACCTCCACTGGAAGCATTACAATTCTTTCTTTAACTGGACTTTCGACCTCCTACGCTACCGACAAAATTACCGTGGCATCAAATGCCGCGGGGATTAAGGCAAGCGCGCATATCACCATTATTTCTACCACGGGACTCACCGGACAAAGCTTGACTGTTGTTGAAGGCACCAGCACTTTTGTTTTGACCTCAAGCGCGGGATGGGCAAGCGACGGACTTTCGACAACGAACGCTGCAAAGAGTTTGGCCGCACTTATAAGCGGTTCACCATATCTTGCTTTTACTGCGACGAACGTAGCGAATGTTATTTATGCCACCGCAACATCAGCCGGTTTAGCAGCAAACGGTTTTACTCTTACTTCTTCAAGCCCGACGGTTATGAGCGCATCAGCGACGTTTTCAAACGGTCGCGAATACGCGAATTATCATCAATATCTCATTGTGGCGACTGACAGCGGTACCGCAATTTTAACTGAAGGTAAGCAATGGTCCCAAATGGACGTGGCCTCGAACACCGCAGTTTCTATTTGCTCTGCTTTGAATGCGGTTTTCCGAAACGTATTTACCTCTACCACTGGCGCCGGCGGATCGGTTATTTATTCTACTGTCAGTTTTACCGGAAGTTCTCCGAACGCATGGACGATCACAAGTTCAACGGCGGCGTTGACTGTAAACACACCAACTTTTACCGGCGGCTGGAACAACGCAACCATTACCATTGGAGGATATTCGCTGGCCGCAAATCGTGATTTTTCGATTGGGGCCACGACTGCGGCTACCGCCACCAATCTCAAGACTCTTTTAAGTACCGGCGTTTTCGCTAACCTTATCACCGCTTCGACGAATACCGGGCCCGGCATCATCACCGCCACATCTACTTATGTTGGGGCTTGGAACAATTACAGTCTGGTTTCTTCTACTCCGGCGGCCATATCTGTTTCAGGCCCGTTCTTTGCTCGGGGCGCCGATTCAGACATCATCTATTCCGCGCGCCAAGTTGACAATTACGCACAGTTCAACCTGTCGTTTATTCAGCCCAAGTTAAGCACTGCGGCACTCAACTCAATCCAAAAATCCCAGACTTCATGGGGCGAACAGTTGCCGGTGCGGGTGGCGGCTACAGCAGGGACTTTGCCAACGGGACTCACTGCGACGGTGACGTATTACGCCATCAATTTGACTGGCGGAGGGTTCCAGCTGTCCGATACCAGCACCGGTGCCGCTGCTGGCGTCACGGTGACGCTTACCACGTCCTCAATTGCTGGGGGCGGAAGTTTTACCGCAACTCCGATTGTATTGACGGGCGGATCATCGTTCAAGCTCCAATGGTCAAATGACGGCACGAACTTCTTTGATCTCTTGATTGCCACAAATCCTTTGGTTCAACCGGTGACAAGCTCGACCACGTTTAATTCGCCTTATGCGGCGACGAGTATCATTTGGGACTTAAAAGAAGCCACTTACCGTTTCCTGCGCATGGTGTACACGAAAACGACATGGGGCGGGACCAACTTCAATTGGATTGTAAACGGTAAAAAGAAGTAATCGGAGGCTGTGGTGCGGCATTGCCTTAAAATCGGCCTGTTGATCCTGGGGTTCTCCGGGTCCGCCTTCGCAATCGGAGGCGGACCAGCTGGCGTCCCAATCCTTAATTCTGACGCCTATCAGCGCGGATCGCAGATGGTCGTTGACACCGTGACCGTACGCGGGATAATGCAACTCCCCTATGGTGTTACTCCCCCGCCTTCCTATCTTTGCTCAGTCTCATCGCATACGGGACGCATCTACATCGCAACCAGCGCAACCGCAGGGAATGCGCGTGTTTATGTTTGCGAAGGGGTGAATGGTTGGCAGATAAAAAGCAGCACTGCATCGGGGACTGGGGCGCAGGTGGCCGGTTCGAGCGGTACTTTCCAGTACAACAATGGTGCGTCCGCATTTGCCGGCAGTAATGATTTGGTGTGGACTGGCTCAACCGTTACTGCCACGAATGTACAAATAAGTTCCGTTATGATTACAGCCCAAGCCATTTTTCAAGGCGTATCATCTACGACGTTTATGAATGTGTCTACATGGTCATTCGCGGATGGCGTGATGGTCGATATGTCGGGGATCAATAATTCAAATTCGGGAGAAGGATTTTTAATTCCCCAGGGAACGGATTGTTCAGGCGCAACACGCGCAGGACAAATCTGCTACGACACCGACGATATGATTTTCTATGTCGGCACCGGGTCAGGGCTCATCACGCCCATGAGCAACAACAATGGTGTAGCAACTTTCACTGGTGGAGTTCTTATTTCAAGTCCGACGCGTTTCCTGAACTTCAACTCAAATACCTTTTCGGTAACGGCCCCGAATTCTTCATCCGCAGCGGTCACGCTTAATAGTTCCAGCGCTACACTCCAAGGGAATGCTTTTAACGGGCTTTCGCAATTGGCGAAAACAGATTCCGCGGGGTATCTCAGCAATATTTCTACCATCGCCGCATCCACTTTCACCTGGAATGGATATGGCATCATGCCAATCCTACGAATCATATCGTTCACGCTCAATACGTCATCAAATATCACCACGACTTCTTTCAGCCGAGTTTTGCCAGGATCAATTACACCCAAATCGGCTTCCAGCAAAATCATGGTATTCGCCCAGGGGAATTTGGCTTGCAGTGGGTCCGGTGTTTGTTACGCTTCGCTTTACAGAGATGGCACGAATTTAGCCAGCAGCACAGGTGGATTTACAACGAATACGGCCGCATCAAATAATAATTCAGCGATGTTTTTTTACGATTCACCGGCCACAACATCGAGTATTGAATACAGTATTCGCACGCGTGTGAACGGTGGAGGAGTCACAGCAAGTTTGCCGGGGACCGATGGAGGTTCGTTTACAACAACTGCGGTACTTATATTGGTTGAGGTAGCACAATGAAAAAATATCTGGCTGGTATAATTATTCTGGCCTTCCCGGTCCTCTGTGGAGCATCAGGAGATGTTGTAATTCGCCAAGGCGGAGGCACGGGAAAAATTGTTGTGCAATCCGGATCTGTGGCCGCAAGCGGAAGCGGATCCAGCGTGAGTCTTTCCACGACAACTCCCGGCGCAACAAATTTCGTTTTGATTTCAAATGTTGCATTGGCAGCGAATACCACGACCTATCTCTCGAGCGCAACCATAACGAAATTGTTTTCAAATGAACTCCAGGTCTATAGCACGGCAACGATTGGCAATGCCACATTAAATTATTCCGTCGGAAACTCAGAACTTCAAAACAACAAGTCTCTTGGTCTTAAGAACCAAAGTCTTTTGCGATTCTACGATCTTGCGACATCGCACTATGTTGCGCTTAAAGCCACGAGTACATTGGTCGGTGACACGGTTTATATTCTTCCGATTTCAAGTGGTATCGCAGGTCAAGTATTGACGACCGACGGCGCGAACAATCTTTATTTTTCTACGCCGTCCAGCGGCGGTGGTATTTCATCGGTGAGTCTTTCTACGATGACCGCCGGAGCGACGAATTACATTTTCAACACGAATGTCTATCAACCTGCATCTGCTTTTATTTCAAGTTTGACTGTTCATGGCCAGGTTATTTTTAACAGTTCTGGAACAGGAAGCAATCCTGATCTGAATACTTATTGGGTTTTGACTTCGAGCATTTCAAAGTTATCTATTTTCGACCAGAAATATCTTTACCTTTATGGATATGTACCGAATGATGGAAGTTATGTTACCGATGGATCGAGGGCCGCAATAATTATTGCCTCTACTTATCCTTTCAGTTACGGATCGGACAGCGGAACACATGATATACATGACACCGACGCTTATTTTTATTTGACGCCTGGAAATTCTGGAGGAAGTTTATTTGCTTGGAAAGACAGAGTAATGCAAATGGATGGAACAGGCATTACTCTTGATAATGGCGCAGGTTATCTTGTCCTTCCACAATTTGATTGCTCAGGAAATGCCAACGGTGGAAAATTGACAACTGATGGAAGCGGTTTCGTTTCATGTGCAGACGACATTTCTGGCTCAGGCGGAAGCGGAACCACAATCAGCATCGAAGAAGGCGGATCATCCGTTGTTCAAAGTTCTTCAATTACCTTCAATTCTTCTCAATTCAACGTCGCAAGCTCCGGCGGGAAGGGATCGGTCGTCATTGAGACGAATACGGCGGGCGGACTCATGGCACTTTCGACAGGAACGAATGCGGCGGGTCAACTGGTTCGATCAAATTCCAGCAATATCATTCCTGTGCAGGTTTCTTCTTTCGGCGTGGCTTCAATCTTGGCGAACAACATTGCTTCGGTGGGTGGAGTTTCCGGGCTTCTCTCCGATCAGCAGAAAATAAAGATCAGCACTGGCGGAACACAGGTAGCGATTAGTTCTGCGGCCAATTTCGCCGCCGGGTCAGGGATCGGATTAACGGGTGCGGCCAACTCCGACGGAAGCGTGACCATCACTTATTCCGCCACGAATGTTTCCTCTACCTCCGCCACAGGAGTCACAGCGGGGAGCTACGGCACAGCCAACCAAGTCCCAAGCTACACCGTGAACGCTCAAGGGATGCTGACGGCAGCATCGAATGTGGCAATCACGGGTGTCGCATTGGCAACCGCGACGATCGGAAATTATGTCGATTCAATCACAGTGACTTCAGCTTTTAATTTGTCAGGAACGAACAACGCATCAAACTCGGCGCCCATATTCGCAATCAATTCAGCATCGGTAGCCGTTTTGTCGGCTGGGCTTGTTCTTAATTCTCAGGTGGACGGTTCTTCTGTCACGAAGCAAGGAGTTGCGACGGCGGGTTCTGGCATAACAGTTACAAACGGAGCCGGAACGCATACCATCGCCGCTGTAAAAGTTTCTTCCTTGGCCGCTGTTGTTCCTGCTGGAACCTATGGAAGCGCCACGATTGTTCCAGTCATAACCTTCAACGATCAAGGTCAGATCATCGCGGCGGCGAGCGCGACAATAACGGGTGGCGGTGGTGGATCAGGCCGACCAATCGAGTTCTTCAACAATTTCAATTCTGCTGAATCAAGCCCAACGCTTTCAGTGGGGATGACGAATGCCTTCCGTGGTTCAGTCAGCGGTTCCACTTGGACTTTCGAGGCGAACAGTTCTTCGATCACTTTGCTGGGGCAAAACCCGCCGGCCGCGAATATCGCCAACGGGTTCCTTGGCTCCGGGGTGGTGGCTTCATCTGTGGCCGTCGCTTCGATCCAAGACGCGGCGATCGTCGCAGTTGGTGGCGCTAAAATAACAGGCACAATCCCGAACGCCGCCATTGACGGTTCTTCTGTGACGAAGTATGGAGCGAATATTCCCGCCGCAGCAATTTCAGCCGGATCGCTTGGATCTTCAGTGATTGCCTCGTCCATCGCCGTCAGTGCTGTACAGGATGCGTCTATAGTTGGGGTAGGTGGTGCGAAAATAACTGGAACAGGAACGATACCCAATGCGGCAATTGACGGATCAAGCGTCACGAAGTACGGAGCCTCGATTCCAGCGGCCAGTATTGCGGCAGGCGCACTTGGATCAAGCGTCTTGACCTCGTCTGTCGCTGTCGCCAAGGTCGGCGTGGCCCAAATAAATGCCAGTGGTTCTGCCACATCAAGCACATTTCTTCGAGGTGACGGCAGCTGGAACTCTCCCGCTGGTTCTGGTGACGCAGTTCTCGCCTCCACCCAAACTTGGAGCGGACAAAATACTTTCACGAGTACCACCACGTTCACAAGCTCTGCGGCTGTAAATGGGCCACTTTTTGCAGGATCGACTGGCCCAGGAACGTCAGGAAAGGTTTTGACTTCAAATGGAGTTGGATTGGCGCCTACTTGGCAGACAGCGGCGGCAGGAGGAGGTTCACAAACAAGGCCCTCCTCGTTTACTTATACTTTCAACGCCGAGCAAGCTGGACTTGGGAAATATGGACTGACTGCGCCAACCATATCCAACTCAACAAACGAAGCCATGGGATCGCTCCTCTTTGATGAGACTTCAACGATGACCGTGGTTTACAGCACCGTCCTCAAGAATTATCAAGGAGGTCAACTTGCGGTTGATTTCTTGTACACGTCGTCTGCTACTTCTGGAACAGTCAACTTCGGAGCCTATATTCAGTGTGATAGTCCAACCACAGCGGCATTGGATACAGCAAGTTTCGGAACCATCAATTCCACCAGCACGACTACAAATGCAACCATAGGGCGCTTGACCATTGCGACAGTGGCTTTAACGAATGGGGATAGTTGTGTTAATGGAAACACTGCAATTCTGAAAGTGGAAAGATCGGCAGGACTCAATGATACCATGGTTGGATATGCGAAATTGAGGAAGGTTGTTTTTTATGAGCAGTAAAAAACTTCTTTCTACTCTTGTTTTTTTCATCATGCTCACACCTTCCTATGGTGCGATGAGTTTTGATGGGAGCAATGACTACGTTGATGCAGGCACATCCGCCATTTTGGATGTTGATTATGTGACGATTAGCGCGTGGATAAATGCAAGTTCATGGGATTCTGGAAGCTTTAACTATATTGTCTCAAAAGAAACTGTTGCTTCTCCCTACCATGGATATGAACTCAGAAATTCGTTTGGTTCAATTCAATTCGTTGTTGCGATTGGGGTAACCGAATACCTTCTTAACTCGACGCTTCCGACAACTGGAGTGTGGCATCATCTTGCTGGCACATATGACGGAGAAACCATGCTTCTTTATGTAGATGGAGCGCAAGTAAATAGCAACACGAGCCCAAGTGGAGTCATGCGAAAAGCCAGTGGCCAAAGTCTTTATATCGGCGAAGGACAGGCATATCCAAACCGGCGTTTTGTTGGACAAATAGATGACGTTCGCATCTACAATCGCGCTCTTTCTGCATCCGAAATACAATCTCTCGCTCTTTCCCGTTCACGTCTTTTAATTACCGATGGTCTTGTTGGCTGGTGGAAACTCGATGATGGAATAAACGGAGAAACTGCTGGTGGAGCTACCGCAAGAGATTCCAGCGGAAACGGAAACACCGGAACGCCAACGAACGGGCCAATCTGGAAAGCTTCTCAAGTTCTTAATTACCCTTAATTTCATAGGAGAAAACAATGATCGTCGTAAAATTTGACCCCAACACAAACCAAGTAACAAGTCTTTCGCCAACAGGGGATGCAAAGCCAGACGAAACAACTCTCGTATTTCACGATCAGAACACAAAGTCGGATGTTCTGAACGATCTCTTTGTTCTTGCGAAAACGGTTCCCCTGAAATACATGATCGTCGAAAAAGGCGTCCCGCGTGAGATGACTCAAGTTGAGAAGGATGCAGTTGACGCGGCCATCGCCGCCGTGCAGAAACAAGCAGAAATCGACCGCATCCAATCCCTCGCTATCAGCCCAATCGAGGTTGTCAAAGGGCTCGTTCGGCTCAATATCATCCCCGATGAACAGGCTTTCATCGACGAGATAAAGAAATACAGGATGGTCATACCGGATAAATAATGGGCGATCTTCTAAAATCAATTCCTTCTTCAACGATTAGTTTCCTTGGCCTTGGAATCGTTATTATCGGCGGTCTTATATTTTCATCCTTCGCGCAGGAAATAGGAAAACTTCTTTTCAGGAAATTCATCACTGGCGGGAAAGAGAAACGTCAGGAACAAAATCCGCATTACAATGGAATTGATCGGAGACTTACTTCAAGCAACAAAGAACTTGAAACAGCTATGGCACATTTGGTTGAAACCATATCAAGGAAAGAAGAAATTTTGCTTGATTTTGTTTCTACATGGAAAGAATCCCATTTTGAATTAAAGGAAGACGTGTCAGAAATTAAACGCAAGCAAGACCATAATTGGAGAAGGGCATGGGAAGAAGGGTTCCCGACTTCACAACAAAATAAATAAGGGGGTTACTCTATGTGGAATAGAAATCTATTGGTATTAGCGTTGTTATTCTTGGTGGGACCGATGTGTCCGGCGCATGCGGACACGTTGGTGGATCAATTCTACGCAGGGTTTGTTGGGAACGCAAAATTCGCAATTGAATCGGACACGGATGGCCGAACGCGACCTGGTTTCCATGTGAATTACATTGAGATTGGAAATCTTAAGGGTGGCCATATCGCAGCGATTGATCTCGGCCTTGGAGGAACAATTCTTCCAGAAACAGCAAAATTCAGCGGCGCCGAATGGTCAAGCGGCGGAAAATTGCATCTCGCGCCGATCATCAAGAATTACGTCAACTTGCCGGCGGGGGCCGAATTCCTCGGGAATCTTGAATTGGATTTTCGCGGGTCTTATAATTGGAGTTTGCACCACCCGTTTTATGGGATCGTTTGCGCCTATCCTTTCCGTTAACAAATAGGTTTCCTGATTTTGATGGATTTAATTAAAAACCCATGGAAACGAACCTATATCTTCAGAGGATAATATTCACTGATGTCTCAACGATCGGAGACTTGACTTGGCAGGGCGGTGAATTTCAGTGTTCAATTCTTGAGGATACATGTCGTCACCGGGATATCAACAACAACCAAAAACTGGAAGCAAATGAAAAAGTGTACGGTAAAACTGCAATTCCAGCTGGACGATATGAGATCAAAATGCAGTGGTCGCAGCACTTCCAAAGGAAAATGCCATTTCTCCAAAATGTCCCATTGTTCAGCGGGGCGATGATCCATTGGGGAAATAAACCCGCGGACACTTTCGGCTGTTTGCTTGTTGGGGCCAAGACCGATCAGCCCGATTGGATCAGTGAAAGCCAAAAATCGTACAACGAATTGGAGCCGAAAATTTTGGATGCGCTTTCAAAAGGACCGCTTTACATAAACATTACGGGGGGATATTCCGCTTAATGAGCCAATTCCTTTCTACGCTCACAGGGGAGTGGTTGGATGATGTTCGATTCCGACTAACGCAACCGTTGATATATCAAAGTGATATATTGAAAAAAGAATTTCCGGAAATAAAAGATGGAATATTGGAAATCGTCGCCGGGTTTGTGACTGATTTTGCAAGCGTACCTCGGGTCCCAATCGCTTACGAATTGTTTGGGGATCGCGCCCACCATGAAAGCGTACCGCACGATTTCATGTACCAAACTCACATCGTCACCAAGCATATGGCGGATAGAATATTTTTGGAGGCCATGGTCGTGCGGTCTAAACCCGTATACATCCGTGTTCCGATGTATTGGGGGGTCATCTTGGGGGGCACGAGTTCTTATAAGTCTGGGCCATCGCGTTTCTTGGTATTGAATCTTGAAAAGGAGAACTCAGATGGCAGAACCAAACCAACCTGAATTTCCGGGAATCCCGGTAGAACCAAATCTTGCGTGGAATCCCGGCGTGGACTTTAAGAAAGTGGCGTGGGGAACCTCAAAGTTGCTGGCAGCCAAAGCTATGGCGATCCCGGTCCTTGGTCCGTTTCTGGGCGCTTTTAATGAATTAGGCGCATCCCTCCAGCCATATGGTCTCTATTTTCACGCGGACGCCACTTTGCTGGCACAGGGCTTGCAGATTGCCCTCTTTATGGGGCTGGTGGCCATTCACGACGTTGCGCGCCTTAAAACGGGCTACAAGTGGTTGTGACGTGAATGGAACTCATTATCCAAGAAATCCTGAGATAATCTTCGGAGTTGGAAGGTGGCCGGCGGATGGCTCGTAACAAACCACACTCACATAAAACAAGGCGGTATTCACGATGCTACATCGGAATCCATAGCCTTTGTTCCAGATCCGGACCACGATTGGGTGCTTGAATGATGCTGGCGAAACTGCCTTGGTGGACCGAATGCGTTCTCGAGATTGTTGATATCGGCCAGCACTCGATCTGGGGCCGCATTCGCGACAGAAAGAATCTGTCCATTATCCGCATCGAAGGCTTCTTTGATCTCAATGAGCCCTGGATAATTATGCCGATGGTTTGCATGTCCAACCAAAACTAAAAAATAATCCTTGCATCCGTAATTAATTCCGTTGTATATTCCCTTCGTAGTCAAAACACAGGAGGAGAATGAAATGCTTACAGACGAGAAATTAAGAGAGAGAATTAATTACATTGGCGCCAGTGAATGTGCGGGTGTGCTTGGACTTTCCAAATGGCAAACTCCATTATCGGTGTGGGCGCAAAAGACCGGACAGCTTCAACCCAGCAAAGAAGAAACGCTGGCCATGTGGTGGGGCTCCGAGCTTGAGGACGCAGTAGCCAAGCGGTTCATGAAAGAAACAGGGAAGAAAGTTCACCGCGTGAACGAAACCGTTTACCATCCCAAATTCAACTTCATTGCGGCAAACTTGGATCGGCGCGTGGTGGGCGAAGATGCCATATTGGAATGTAAAACCGCGTCGGTTTGGAAATCGAAGGAATGGGAGGGAGAAGAAATCCCGCAAGAATACATCCTGCAATGCTACCACGAATTGGCGGTTAGCGGTAAACAGAAATGCTATTTGGCCGTTGCAATCGGGAACCAATCATTTCATATTAAAGAAATTGTGCGTGATGAAAAGATTATTGCCGACATCATCATGCGCGAAGTTCATTTCTGGAACGATTATGTTCTGACTGATATCCCGCCGGAAGTGGTTACAAAGAATGACACTGATACGCTTGATGCGCTCTATCCTCAGGCGTTCATAGGAAGCGAAGTACGGCTTCCGGACACAGCAAGTCAGCTTGTTGAAAACCTTCAATCCTATAAACAGGATTTGAAAAACGTTGAGTCTTTGATTGAACAAACCGAGAACGAGCTTAAGGCCATGATTAAGGAAAACGAGGTGGGTGTAACTCCTCTCTATCGTGTGGGTTGGACCAATTCAAAATGGTCGGGCCTGGACGGAAAAGCGCTCAAAGAAGAAATGCCCGAGATTCATGCAAAGTTCTACAGATCAAAACCAATCCGAAGATTCGCATACAAAAAAATAAACTCAGAGGAGAAATAAAATGGCACAGACAAAAGACATCGCAACAAAGGTATCAACGGGCTCGGCGCTGCAACCTGGGCAAAGACTCTCATCGCTCTTGGACCGCGTGGACATCCGTAAGCGGTTCGAGGACATTCTTGGCAAGAAGGCGCCGGCGTTTATCTCAAGCATCATTTCAGTGGCAAACTCGAATGACGCTTTGCGTGCGTGCGATCCCATGTCGATCATTAGCGCAGCTGCAATCGCCGCGGCGCTGGATATGCCCGTGAACCCGAGCCTCGGGTTTGCGTACATCATTCCCTACAAAGGCAAGGCACAATTCCAGATTGGCTACAAAGGATTCATTCAGTTGGCGATCCGGAGCGGTGAATACAAAACCATCAACGCCACCGAAGTATATGGGGACGAGATCAAGGTCTGGAATCCGATCACAGCAGAAATTGAATTCACGGACTCAAAGACGTGGAAGCAACGCGATGAAGGAAAGAAAGACAAGGTTGTGGGCTACGTGGCTTTCTTCCGGCTCCGACAAGGATTCGAGAAATTCATCTACATGACCAAGGGCCAAGTGAACGCGCACGCGAAGCGTTACAGCCAGAGCTTCGGCAAAGAGTACGGTCCTTGGAAAACGCACTTGGATGAAATGTCGATCAAAACGCCGCTCAAACTTCTGCTCTCAAAGTTTGGTGTCCTCTCAATAGAAATGCAGAAAGCTGTCACCTACGATCAGGGAGTTATCACTGAAACACCTCAAGGCGAGACAGTTGAATTCCCGGACAATGAAGCGCAGGAAGCACAAGTGGTTGAACCAGACGAAGCAAACGACGCAATAAACGGATAATATATTCGCGCGGAGCATGTCGGGTACATTCGCTCGTTAATCTGGCCGCGCCGGGAGAAACATGCTGCTATCCCGGTATCAATTTGAGGATAAAAATGGAACGTCGATCGAGTCTTAAATATTGGCGCACAAAGAAGCGCCCGCGGGACGGACAGAGTAATGCGAAATCTGGCTACTGCCTGACATATCACTGGCATCAATCAGGGCTCGAAATAAAAACTTGCGACGAACTCAGACTGCGAAAGATCGCCGGCGACATTCTTGATTATGAAACTCAGAAACGAGTCAAACTCGAACTCGGTGGGCATTACCTCGGGAGCATGTATGTTGATTTCCTTGTTCACGAAACAGACGGCACGTTTGAATTTCTGGAATCAAAAGGAATAGCTTTCGCAAAATGGAAAAGGGATTGGCCGATTCTTCAAGTCATGTACAAGGACAGACCAGAATATAAATTCAGGGTGGTTTACAAATGATATTTATTGAAGATTGTCGCGCTGCCAGCGAATACGAGAATGATGAGTGGGCGTCCGTGATTCCATTTCCTCGACGGCTGATGTCTTGGCGCCGCTTGCTTGGGCCACTGTGGGAATTTTTTAGTTGACAAATCGAAATGAATTTCTAAAATAAAAAAATGAAATTGAAATCCGCCAGCAACGCACACTATTTGCGCCCAGGTTTTTCCCTGGCGGGTTTCTCCTGGTGCCAATTCACAACAAGAACCTCACTATCCTTCGGGATGGTGGGGTTTTTTGTTTTAGGCCGGTCCGTTCAACTCTATGAGGGAGTGACGCGGACCGGTCTTTTTATTTTGGGGAGCCCAGAAATGGGTTGGCGTTTGAGTTATCGGTTAAGAGCCATGAAATACTGGCCGCCAAAATTTTCTCGCATGCGCGCAAAAAACCTTCCCCATTAATTTTTTAGTCACTGGCTTCGTTCAAACGCTCTTTGCTGTGCCAGAACAAAACAAGCGAAAGAATCGAATATCTGTAAGAAATCTGTTTTTTAGATTCTCGGTGGAACGGGGATAGTAAAACACCGAGCAGGATGGGGGGAGCGCATTAAGTTCGGCTCGGCCACTACGATTACTACCTGGGTAACGTATCGCCTAAACACTTAACAACAGTCATGGGTTGGTCATGAGGGGGAAGTCTTATCCCCTGATAGGGGGATTATTTAAGATGACAAGTTCACTGCAAATTAAGAAACAATTAAATCGTAGCGAATTCGATCAATTCAGAATGAGTCGTAGACAAAGCCTGTTACGAAAATCTTCTTACTTTGAAAGGACTCTGGTTGATTGGGTGGAATTGGTTTCAATAAAACTAAAAGATTTTTACCGCTTTGAGATTATTCCACAAAGCAGTCGATTCATTAAAGGATACGGACTCGTTTACATGGATATTTTCCTAAGAGTGATATGCCGTCCTGAAAAATTTGGCGTAGATCATGGCATGAAATTTTGTGTAGAGCTCGATGAACCATATCACGATTCTGAAAGACAAAAAACATTAGATCGCGGACGCGAAGCGGCTATTCAAAAAAAGCACCCATCGATTCGTATCGTCAGAATAAAATTAGCTGACATGGAAAATCAGGCGAAGGTTATTGATACCTTAACAACAGCTTTTGATTGGTGGTCGTTGAAGTGAAGAAAAAAACGAGCCCATATTTTCCAGTTCTGATCGAGCACATCGACAAAAGCTGGCTGAAAATTAAAGGCATGCACTATCCGTTCGCCGGGAAAGACTTCAAAGACCTCAAGGGGTTCAGCCGCAGTTTTCAGGAATGGGGAGTCATGGCTCTCTGGGATGCGTTCATGGCCTCTGATAGCGAATGGGTGCGCAAATCAGGGTATTCTATTGGGGCCTTCGTTAAATGCCTTCCTTGGCTGGTTGACGATCCGGGCTGGAAACGACAAGCAAAAACGTATGAAGAAAAAATGGTTCAACCATTAACACCGGAAATCGAAACACTTTTTGGAAATTGGAAAATCGCCCCATAAGGAGAATAACATGCCAACAGGCTTTGACGTCGAAACAGGTTCCAATCTTTCAAAGAAGTTGCTGTCGCTGGCACCAGTCCTGTTAAAGTACCTGGCCACGGAAAGAGAACAGCGCGCCAGAGGTCCAGAAAATCCACTCTTGAGTCCCGAGATCGAAACGCACTTTCTCACCTATAACCAAAAACTTATTGGATCAGAAATTCGCGCCATGGTGAATTACTTACGAAGAAACAAGTCCCCGATCGGAAGCAACGCCGGCGGATATTTTTTGGCAGTAAGCCGGCAGGAACTTGATTTTACCGTGAATCATCTCCAAGAAAGAATCTCCGCCATTAACTCCGCCGTGCAAGGACTTATCCATTCGTTTGACGACAAAGATCAAATGCTTTTGTAGCTTGACACACGTAATTAATTACGGTATAAGAAAGCATGAAAAATAAAATCAAAACAATATCACGAAAGGAATGGGACGAGATTTGGTTTCAGACTCGTTTTATTCCGTGGTGGAACATAGGCCGCAAGGAAACAGAAAAGAATATTCAAAAACTGGTCAACGACACCCTGCGCCGCAAACAAGCAAAGACCCAAAAGAGGAGAAAGAAATGAGGCGAGGTTATCCAAAATGGATTTGCTGTAAATGTGGGGAGAGGTACGGGAATCATCGCAGCGGACTATCCACCTTTCATGTTGGAATCTGCGGTTGGTGTAAAACCAAGCAATCGGTCACGGAAAGCCGTGACTTTAGATACCCGCCATTGCCCACAGGGAAAGGAAAGAAGAAATGAATTCTCATAGATGGACAAGACGAGGGCATATCTGCGGTGATAAAAGATTTTTAATTTTTAGAATTTGCTGTGAAAGGAACTGGAAGAAAGTGAATTGCCCAGAATGTCTCAAGAAACGAAAGCCATTGAGGAGGAAGAAGTGCTTGAACGGGTAATGACAATGTTCTGTATTTTAGGTTCAGCGATAACATTTGGAATTTGGCAACACGATCTAATGGCTGGAAGTTTCATGCTGTTCTTTTTGTGTTCATTTCTGTGGTTATCAGATTGCAAATAGGGCCATTGAGGAGACGGGGGAAGAAGTGAAAGTTCATAAATTTAAATATTGGAGTTTTGGCCCTAATGCGTGGTGCGGAAATGGTCATTTCGGAAAAGAGATTAAGTGTTCGCGTTTTTGGAATGAAACAACTTGTGGACATTGTCTCAAGAAACGAAAGCCCAAGAGAAGTAGGGCGAGATAGATTTGCTGGTACGAGCCTTCGCGTTGGCAGGCGGTTTGTCGGTTCTGTTGACAGGGCGCAATCCCTGCCATGTGTGGTCGCCAAACTGTAAATAATCCGGCAGTGAAAATCTGCTACCAGCAATAACTTTAAGCAGGAAGAATAGATTTGCCGTTGCATTGAGGGCTATCGTCACCAAGACGTAGCGTAAGGTTAGGCCGCTGAAACTGGATAGCTTGTAGACCTTTGGTCAGAGCGGGAGTGGCTTACAAGCCAGCAACATTACGCAGTAGAGCGACCTGAACAACGGCACAGCGGAGCAGGGGTTAACGTGACTCCTGAAACTAAGATAGAAGTGCCTGTGTCCGAAAGGGCCGCGCATGGAAAGTGTGGTTCAAATCCACCGCCTGGCCCCAATTCGCCGCCGATGACCTCTATCGGGAGAAGCGGAGCAAGAGGATGCCATGTACAGGGTAGCGTGATTTCTCTTAGCGGCATTACTTTGACTCACAAAAACAGGGAGAGGTGGATATGGGAATAAATGCGATGATTTATTTTACCAGTGATAAAGAAAATCCAGAATTTGAATGGGGCGATCTACAGGGCGCTACTTACAAAAAGATTAGCGATCCATATGATGTCAAAGAAGCAACTCATCGAGTTGATCTGATTGGGAATAATCGTTTCTATGGACAAGGATATGAGCGCGGAGTTTGGCCTACGATTTGTGGCGTGTTGATGGATTTGTTTGCTTCCAAAGACATCACAAAGGTTTTTTATGGCGGAGATGAAGAAGGTGCTTCTGAAATAACACCCGAAGATGTTTGCGAAATAAGTTTGCACTACATGAAAAACGGGAATCGCCCATCGTGGAATTCTCAAGCAATCAACCATCGCCCAGGAGAACAAATGAAAAAGTTAATTATCGACGAGAAGTATCCAGGCCTAAAAAAGAATCAGTACGGATCCTACGAATTCCAAGGATCAATCGAATTTGATGGCGACATAGAAATAAAGTTCGATCATTGGTTGATTGTCAGCGGGGGCATCAAGGCAGGCGGTGGCATCAAGGCGGGCGGGGGCATCGAGGCGGGCCATGGCATCAAGGCGGGCTGGGGCATCGAGGCGGGCGAGGGCATCAAGGCAGGCGTTGGCATCGAGGCCGGCTAGG